AACCTTGTTTAATGGGATATATGGCTTTGTAGGGTTATAATTTTCCCAAAGAGATAAAGCATCTACATCATTTATAGCGGCTTGAGCCTCTACAATCAGGCTGTGCAAAATGCCGTACTCGCTAGAGCTCTGTACCGTCCAAGGCGTAACAGGATCAGGCTGAACCGTAAAACTAAACCCACCAATTGTTAAACGTTCTCCTGAAGAACCCACAAGCTGAATCTGTGCTTTTACATCGCCCTTTACGGCTATCTCATTTGTTCCCATCTTATAATAGAGGTCATTTTCTCGAACCTCCATATTGCCCTGAACAACATGATAGTCAGGCTTGGTAAAGATAATCAAAGCGGAGGTTATTGTAGCATAATCAATTTCCACATCACTCTGGTCGAACACCCTAACAATAACTTCGTTAGTATCAATATCATTCTGTGTAACCTTCATATCTGCTCGCACTAGCTCAGGGAATACAGAAACACGGATATTATTTGTGTTCGTCTGCAACAGGCTCACCCCCTTTTAAAGAAGCTATTTTGGCGGCATTTAAAGCATTTACGATTTCTATTAATGCCAATATTTCCGCACCTTTTAAATCTGTCCTGTTGAGAAAAATAAGAGTGTTATTAATCATGTCCATTGTCATAGGAACGTTTATAAACTCTTTGTTTGACATAGTTATCACCCATCTTAATAATACGGTGAGAGAAGATAAAGAAAGGTCAAAAACACTTTGTTAGCATAAAAAAACAGGGCATCCGGTTTGGAATACCCTGCGTTTGGAGAAGGGAATTTATTTCTGAATGTAGTTTTTGAGGTTAGGATTAGGAGTAAGTGGCGAAGGCATATAGTCATTTGGATTGATATTACCATTTTCGTCAAGCTCCATAATTCCTAAATCTACAAGTCTTTGAATGCTCTTTTGAGCCCCTATAACTAAATATTCAATATCATTAATTTTAGTTAATGCTTGATAATCATTGGACATATCAATCTTCAATGCCCTACAAAGATAAACAGAATATTGTTGTTTATTTATTGGGTCACTTGGGGATATATTACGAGGTACTGTATACTTAATAATCCCATGTTGGAATGTTATTTTGATATCTTCATAGTATTCATGTGTTGGCGGCACGTCTGAAAATTCTACCTCAGTACCATCGTCTTTCAAAGCCAATGATTGCACTAAAAATCTTGCCAATTCAGCTCTTGTTAAATATTGTTGTTCACTCACGCCTTTTTCCTCCTTTTCGGGGAATTCCTCTTTTGGATCATAGGTTACAACAGGGTCGTTTAAATAAACGGTGTCTGTTGTTGAGTCAAGTTTTAATTCTTTGCCCATTAATTCAGATAGTTTTCTTAACGGAAGGTATGTCGTGCCTTTGTATACTATGCTAAAAGGCACTTCATTTCCATTTGCCAATGTATAATTTTCGCCTTTGCTTGCCGCCTTAACTCCATTTATTACTATATTAAGGGGGTTAAATATTACATCTATAGATGCTGCCAATGCAGGTATGCTTATCAGTAGCACAATAGCAGCCAAGAAGCCGCAAATGAATCCTTTTAAACCTTGAAATCTTTTCATAATACACCTCCAATATCCTTATATTTACAGTATACCACGTTAATGTATAAAAAATCATATAATTTTATTACGAATGATAAGCAGCAACATGAGCCGCCATAGCATTAACCAAGTCGCTTAATGTTGTAAGATGTGAACCATTAAGTTTGCCATAGCCAACTATGTTCAAATCATTAATTTTGACCCCCATTAATGATGAAATCTCTAAAGTGTCACTGCCGTAGGCTACGCCTATATAAGTATAATCGTTGATTTGAATTTTGTGTGTACCTGTAAAGGCTGTATCGCCTATCCTAAGTGTACTAGCAACTTGGGCTATGTTCGTAATCAAGTTAGGGGTAGCAATATAGCTAGCTGTAATAGTAGTCGCAATACTAGAAATATCCGATATTGAAGGTATGCTCGGCTGATTCGTGACCTTGCTCCACGAAATTGTTGCGTTTGGTCCCATAGCAACATTCCCACCAACAACTAAATCCTCGATCAAAGCCGTCCCAATCTTAGCCTCGCCCGCAATAAGCTGGTCTGTCGTAACCGTCCCGGCATAAACCCAATCAGCAATAACAGACTGAGCTTCAAGAACGTTATCCGAATCAAGGTTGCCTAAAAGGAAGGACAATTCTTTTTGAAGCTTTACATATGCGTCATAAAGGTATTGGTATTTAAGCTCCGGATTGTCCGTATCTCGTATGCTAGGTAAAATTACTTGCGGCATGGTATCACCTCTTGAGTATAGTGTATGTTATCGCAGGAAGAGGAAGGGTCAAACTGTATCGCCATCATCTTTCAAGTTATAAATAGCACCGTCGTTCATGTGCTTCTTAAAAAACTCAAAGAATTCTTTATAGGTTTTAACTCTGATAGTTCGCTCTCGCCACAATAGACAATGTTTATAGAATTTGAATGTAATCATTAAATCACCTGCCTAACAGGTAGTTCCTAAGAAAATAATACATCGTCAAATAGATAAACTGTCCTGAAAGGTTTTTGTCCTTCATAAAGGTAATTGAAAAGTTGTAACGGTCTGCAAAGCTGTGTAAACTCGCTAAAAATGAAGCAGGGTTGTATTCAGTTCGGTACTTGTGGTCGATTATATCCTCGTATGAAGCGTTTTCAATTAAAAGGTGTAGTTTCGCCCTGCACCTAATAAACTCGTTCTCAAACGCCGTTCTGGTGGTTGTGAAGCATGAAGAAATTTCCTCAAGTGAATTTTTCCTTTCAATCACTATCTTGTCATCAAAATACATATCTCGGGCAATACCAAGCTCTGCATTGGCGGGGATATAAAAGCTATAGTCAGCCGTTTCAAGCTTCTGTGTTACGTAAGGGATTTTCTTCTCGTCAAACCATTTTGTAATATGGCTTGCTTCTTGTTCTCTGGAATCCTGTATTATTACAATGCTCTTAAGCAACTCTTTTACTTCCTTGTCTGTGTACCTATAGCAATCAATCATCGTTAACCTCCGGCACTTGATGATTTAATTATATGGTTGCATCGCATGGCATAAGGTCAAAAAGAAAAGCCCTGATTTCTCAAGGCTTATGTTTTTTATTTTATATTATATTTTTTCTTATACTGCTCATACTTTTTATTAAAGGACTCCGCCTCTTTGTTCATTCCCCTTTTAATTTGTCTCGCCCGTAAATCTTTCACATCTTTGGTAAGAGTCGTATCTTTTTGGATGATGTCTATTGCTTTTCGTGCATCTACTAACTTAGCTATAACTTGGTTGGATTCTTTCCGTAAGGCGTCAAGCTCTTCCATGCGCTTTTTAACATCTGGTCTGCCTTTGAGCGCAGAATATTTGTCGGTTAGTTTGTACTCCTTGGCACGGGTAGTTAACTCTGAATTATAATTATACAAGTCGTTAACGCTATCAGTAGAATATACTGAATCGGTAATAAACCCCTTAACAATCGGCAATTCAGTCCAGTCAACCGGCATTTTAATTCCATCTTCGATCTTGTCAGGCAGTCTATATATATACTCGCCAACCGATCCAAAGTATCCTTTAATCAAATGATCCATTTGTTTTGGAGATAATCCACCTTCATTTTTAAATAGATTGCCTAAAGTCTTTGATATAGTGGAAGTTTTTTCGTCTTGAATTAGGTATGCCGGATAGTTTTTTCTATCCCATGTCCCTTCTATCGGCGTATCATTCCATCGCTTATTGGATTTCATTTCAATAATAGGAGTAAGCGCAGATACACCAATTGGAATGTCAAAATTTTGGATAAACGTATCTTTTATACGATCAAATGTTTTAGTATCGTCAATCAGAAGTCTGTCAAGAATAATCTCAGGAACGGCACCAAATATAAAGCTATACCCATAAGGACGAGGTATAGAAATAAATTTGCCGTCACCTATCGGGATGTTCCAGAATAAAGCCTTTTTCCAAGTAGGCATGTTTTGGTATTCTTCATCGTCATAGTTTATAAAATATAATAATAGTGTAGGCAAAGTAATATACATAAATCCTCTAAAGGTAGTTCTTATAGGATGTTTTGCGAATGTTTCTACTATTCGGGTTACACCTTGCACGTTGGCATTAAAGAAAGCATTTACTTTATTTACTTCCTTGCCATAATAACCTGATTGTTTAAAGTCCTGACTAAGACCTCGCCCACTTGAAGTTGCTTCATCTTTAGAGACACCTTTTTCAACACCTTTTTTATACTCTGCGACTCTCGGACCCATTTCAGACCAATCAACAAGGCTTCTGATTCCATCTGGAACATAGCCCATTAGAGAAATAACTGACTGGATTGTTTTCGCCCGTGTGCGTTCATTGTTGTTTGTTCTTAATTCCGCTACATTATCTTTAAATCTTTTAAACTTGTCGGTAAAGCCGTACCCTAAAATCTTATCTTCGAGTTTTTGGGCTTCGGTCCTGGAATTGATATTGTAATATTCACTGCCACCACCCATTGCAACAAATTCTCTATATATTTCATCTTTAGTTAGGGCACTCCAATAACCCTTAACTATGTCTATGGGATTAATGCCGTAATCAGATTGCATGAGGCTTGTGGATGTGTCTCGTGCAATGTTGCGCATCATAAAATTAACAGTTGTAACTACGCCTGCTTGAAGTATTCTTTTTGGGACATTTAGCACCCTAATAACAATATTGCTCTGTTCTTTATTGAGTCCTTTTACTGCCTTATATAGCTCCGAATTAACTTCGTATAACGTCTCTTTCCCATTTTTATAAATAGTAATCTCATTGTCGCCCTCTTTAGGCAACATCTTGAATATTGAAAGCCCGCTTTCCAATTCTTCATCAGACAGATTTTCAAGAGCTTTGATAAGATCTGTGTTATTGCTATCTTTTGCAATCTTCATTATCTGAGTTCTGATGTCATTAACCGTAAAGTTTTCTGACTTTGTTTTGTACGGCACGGCTTCCATCCATTTGCCCATGCCCTCAACTTGTTCAACCATATTGCTAAGTGCGTTAAGTGCATAATTACTTTTGGCAGCTCTAGTAATAATAAAAGCATTGGTAATAATACTTTCAATTGGATCAATGATAGTCTTACCGCTACCATAAGCCTTTTTAATTACTTGTTTATTTTGTCCTATGCTACTACCAGCACCGGCCCGAATAACATCAATACTTTCCTGTATTCTTTGTAACGGGATATGGTTGGCATTTAGAAGTTTAATCGTTTCTACTTCTTGCTTTGATTTAATCCCTGAATCAACAAGCATTTTAAGGCTGTTGTCCTCCCAAGTTCGTATATCTGCGAACAAATCAGTAAAAAGTTTGCCGTATTTATCCTCCATGCGTGTAATAGTATCGGCATATGTAGCCCAGGTATCCGGCATGACCATACCCCTATCCCGATAATCCATAGCTCGCCTAGAAATCATGTACGATATAAAGTTTTTCCTAACTTCCATATGGTTAGTAAAACCAAGTTTTTTAAGATTTTTTTTGCTTATCGGTTTGAAAATTTCAGCTAATGATTTAAAGATTTTTTTGCCGCTCAAATCTCTCTGTTCGTCCATTATCATATTCTCAACCTGTGCTTCAATCCCTCGTAAGTTCGTAAAGGTAGTTTTTAGGTTTATACCAGTATATCCTTTACTCCTTGCTTCTTTGTCCATTCTCCCGACAACAGCGTCCTTGTCAATCCATTGGTCTACCAGCCTGTGAAACAGGGGGGCTTTCTTTGTCGTGGTAGTTCTTCCCTCAAAAGAAGAAACACTATTGTAAACCCTGTTCTCGGGCTTTAAGTTGATTATGGAAGTTACATCTGTTCTTAGCTGACTTAAGAAATTAAGTTCATCATAACCAATAACAGATTCAAAATGTGCAAAGAATTTTGGAGCAACATGCTTCGCCCTGATATGGTCAGTAAGATAAACACGCAAAAATTCAGCAACACCCTCTTTTCGGATTGCTGTTTGACTGTATGAAGCCCTTGAAGTTTGTCTACCTAATGGGATAAGCTCGCTATCATGTATTTTTGAACCATAAAAACCGTGTTTTTTATCAAGGTAATGGCCTAATTCATGGCATATTACAGGAAGATCGTTTTTAATCTTTGTGCGGATAACCTCAGATTTTACCTTGAAGATTCCCAAGGCTCGTTGTTTGAATTTGCCGGTTCTTATGGGAACACCGGTGAAATTCTCGATAATCTCCACCAGGTCATCCATAGTTTTAGCAAACGTTCCCGTGTTCGTGCCTTGAGGTAAGGCAACGGATTGAGAACTTGTAAGAGCATTTACGGTTTCTCTTTTTTCCCCTTTTCCCTTTGCTTCCTTGCGTCCATCTTCGGGTCCAGATACTCTTTTATCTTCTTGTCCCTCTCCGGATCTGTTTTCAGTAATTTGTTCAAAAGTTTGTTGTCCACCTTCATCAAACCTCCCATACGCATACTTTATTAGTTCATCTTTATTAATACTATTCTGCTCACCGAATAAATTTAATTGGTCGGGGTTTCCTAATTCCTCAACCGCTTCTAAAACCGTATTAAGAAATTCCGTTACTTTCTTTGCGCTTCTGCTATTCTGATCTATTACTGAAAGAATAACTTTAGATGAAGCAGAAACTCCATCGTCAAACATAAGTTCTTGCTGCAAATATTCGTCTACTGAAAGTTTACTGTTCTTAAGGTTCAGATATTGCTCAACAGCTCCTATAATATCAGCAGAATAATCAATGTCATAATATACACCCCTGTTAATACCGTCCTTAATCTTAATGATCTTAGGGGCAACATTAATAAGTGAATTTGTGATGTTCTTAATATTATTATCGGTCGATTCAGAGATTTTTGTAAGAAGCCTATCGCTGCCGTATGCTTTGTAGAAAATTGCGTTTCTCACTCTCGCCATCCCGTCTTGAGACAAATAGCCTTCTGGAGTAATATATTTCCCTACTTCGTTGCTAGGAATGATTTGCTTTGTAAATGCAGCTATAAAAGGTCTATTCCCTGCCGTATTAATTGTACCATCTTCACTTGCCTCGAACAATCCTAAAATTCTATCAGTCAATCTTTCTGCATCTGACTTAGCCGTTTCAGTAGAACTCATTAAAGCGACAGAAGTCTCGTTTGCCTTTTTCACAAATTCATTTCTATCAACATCAGTTTGACGCACCCTAACAAGTACAGGGTTCTCAGGCATCTTGTTTACATCAATGCCGAATTTATCCGCATTATTTTTAAGCCAATTTACATACTTCTCTTTATTAGCCTTCGTAGTTTGATACATCTTTTTAAGTGCAATAACTCTGCCATTACCGCTTTCAACAATATTATCCTTGCCGATAATAGGCGCACCGTCTTGTATCTTAGGGCTTTCTCCTAATAATTCAGGCTGAATATTAAATGCCATCTTATCAACTTGAATCTTTGAAGCAATCCTTTCCCTATCCCTTGGCTGCAACTCTTGAGGATAAGAAGGATTCTGATTCATGTTAGTATCGTGAGAAGCGATAAGATCATCTGCGCTTACAACAGCATATTTAAACTCATATCCCTTGTTGTCATTATCGTAGGCTTTTATGGTGTTTCCGGTAATACGTTGTATTACTTTAGTAGGAGCAGCTTCAAGCTGGGCGACGGAATCATCTAATGTTTCTTTTTGGGGGATGAATCGCTCACCTTGTATTGATCGCTCCGGAACGACACCCACGGGCTTAGTTTCAGGAAGAACATCTTCATGGCCTGTTATGGTTTTTATAGTTTCGGGCTTTATTGCCGGCTTTTTTATTGCAAGAGTTGTAGGAGGAATAATTAATTCCGGTTTCTTGTAAATTGTTTCAGATGGTTTTGCAGGTCTAAGAGCTTTGCCTTTACTAGCGTCTTTCCCCATCCACAAGTTTTCGGCATCCTGATTTCTTATTGACGGCAATGTCCCTGCTATTGACCCAAACTCATTTTCAATAATACCGTCTATTATATCCCCGTTTTTTATCAAATCTATGAGCTCAGCTTTTACAGTTTTACTGCCTACCATTAATACGTTCCTACCACCTAGCTCTGTAGCTTGATTCCTCAAAAAATTCCTAAAATTATCTTTATCAGCATTTTTAATCATGCTATTGTTTATCTCTAATATACCTCTTACCGTATTTTTAGCATCTGTAAAAAAGGCAATAGACACTTCTTTATCTAATTGCACCTGTTTGGCAATTTGAGCGAGTTTTACAGAGCTGTCAATTTCTTTATTTAGCAACGGATGCTCAATAGCCGGATTGTATAAAAGATCATCCCCAAGAGACAGGGGCATATCCTCGTTTCCTTTCAGAAACCCCGCATCCTGGTATATTTCTGTATATTTGTTTGAATTGATAATAAGATGCCCTTTAAAACCAGATATATTTTTTGCATAAGTCTGTGTAACCCCCAAATCGCTTCGCGAGGGTTTTGTTGTCTTTCCAGGGTGGTTATGCAGCAGATAATACCCATCCGCTTGCATTCTTTTCATCCTATCGGATATGCGGTTGAAGTGCTGGGACTTATTACTCCCAAGAAATACTACCGCGCTGCCGGGCATCCGGGAAGTGATTGCATCGGTGCCTACTATAGAATTGCCCTTCGTATATATTATCCGAAAAGTTTCAAATCTTGGATCTCGGTAAACCTGAGAAAGTACAGCCAGATCCTCAATGTTATTGAAAGTAACACCGGTTAGGTTGACTTTACCTGTGTTGATTAAGTCGTTTGAGAATGCTTTTCCGATTGTTTTGTAGGGCTTTTGACCAGGTAAGGCTCCACTATCCCCCCGCAAGTCGTTTTGGACTCCGGTAAGTTTTTCAGGAACCCCTCTGTATAAATTTTCGGTTTTTTGGAGATCTGCGATTGCTTGCGCTCCACTATCAACCAACTCCTTATTTACATCTGGAACATTATCATAGTATTTCGATATCTGAGTTTTTATTTCATCAATATTATTATATTGCTGGCGGTAGGTTTTGTCAATTTTGGGTTCACTTCTCACTGTCGTGACCTTATTTACAGTGATTGTTTCCGGTTGCACTTGGCCTTGAATAGCATCATTTGTGTATGCAACATATTGTTTTGAGTCTCTAAACTCTGTTATAGCTCCACTAAACCCTGCTTTTTTGAGTATTTCTGACATTTGACGGCTGCCTGGGAACATAGTATTTTTTTCATTGCTTTTTTGGGATAATATTTTTGCAAACCATTCAAAGGTTCCCCCGCCTCCAAAATTATTCTCAATATTTTTCCCATTCACTCCCGCTTCAAGTAGTAAATCTTTTACTTTTTGGTAACGAGAATCATCATTGTTTATATTAAACTCGTCAAAAAAGTTTGTGACGTCAATTTTTACAGGATGAACTCTACCGCCTCTTTCTTTAGCCCATTCCTCAGCATATGCCTTATCGCCGGCATAGAATCCTCGTCCTGAATGAGCTTCGCTTGACGCTTTTTCAACATCAAATTTATTAGGAGAAACGTCCCCTCCGTGATATAGTTCTACAATATTTTGCTTTGTTTTTTTGACAGGTTTGCTATCCTTAACCTCACTCTCGGACATTATCTGTTCAAGAGAAATATTGCCTTGTTCGTAATCATAGGCCCTCTGTGCTCTCTGTGCTTCGGCCTGTCTGTCTGCTAGTAGTTTTTCTTTCTGGGCTTTCAGTTCTTCAAGCTTAACCGCCTCAGTTTCAAGTTCTGCTTCTACATCGTGTTCGAGATAAAACTTCCTATACGAAAGGTCGTCAACAATACCCTGTTGCTGTTTAATGGCTTCATCAAGTTTCTGCTCTTGGGTCTTAACAGGAGCAGCTTCTTGTGGTTTTGGTTGAACCGCATCTTGCTGTTCTGTGGCTTGTTGCTGAGTAGCCTCAGATTCTATTTTATCGCTCATTCTGCGTAAATCATCAAAGTTAAGATTTTGAGATTTGCCCTCACTAGCTTTGACATCAACATTTTGTTGGGTTGGAATACCAGACATATAAGATTTTATATCCGATACCATTTGCGTGCCGCCACCAAATAAACCACCTGATGCAAATCCTACAGCTCCGCTCTCTAACATCTGCGGTGGATTTATTACTGCCGTTTCAGTGGTGCTATACCACGGGGTTTCAGGGGCATACGTAATCTTTTTACTAAGAGCATCGAGAGGATATTGTAATATTTCTTCTAACCCTTCCTCAATTGCAGACATTAAAGCCGTTCCGAATAAACCATAGGTCATATTTTCGAGTTTACTAACTATGGTTTCAAGACCGCCTGCCTGCTCTATTAAAGATTCAGGGATAGACTGAATTAAAGCCTTTGTAATTGCTGTAGGTCTATCTTGTCCATCTTTTATCGCTTCATCATAAGCGCCGCCAAAAGTATGAACTAAAGTATTTATAAACGTTGGGCTTGTTACAGTGTTCTTAATTGTCTGTAATGTGGCATTTCCTCCAAGTTGTGCAGGAATAGAAGCCCCGCCAGTCGCAAGGGCTAATATGATCGTATTTACCGATTGAGGTGCAGAACGCATGACCTTAGACCAAAAGCTCGTCCCACCCTTAGAAGATAGCCTGCTTCCCTCTTTATCAATAGCTTCCAATGCATCTTTAAGAATAGGTACTTTATCACCGCCAAATGCTTCTACAGTATGGGCCATGCTACTCGCTATATCACCAGAACCAGCTATGTAATCCTGAACCGGCTGAGAGTATTGCAGTTTGTCAAGTGTACCTAATGGGTCGGTAATAATGCTTTTCATTGCCGCATCTAATAGACTATTTTCCGGGTCTCCCCATATTAGCCTTTTAAACGCTGCCTGTTGAGGTGTATCTACACTTGTAATAACGCTGTCGTTCATGTTTTTGGTTGTCCCCATCTTTGCCCGTCTTGCCTGTTCTGCTCGGTCCCGTTCAAGTGGGGGAAGGTTGTCTATGTCTACATAAGGTCTATTATTAAGGTCAATATTCCCTTTTTCGAAATGAGATGGTGTTACCTTTGTTTCAGGATTAAGAATTTGCCCGTCTTGTTTCTGTAGTACAGGATGGATTGTTTTATTGTATTCTTGTGCAATAGGATTGAAATCTTTAAATTGAGCGGCGGGTCCATCTAGTGTTAAAGGTTTAGTTGCCGCTTGCCTTTCCCTGTGTAAGTCAGCATAATCTTTAGGCTTATCCTTTTTAACAGGTTCTTGTTTGGGTGCGGCGAAAGGCCCAGTACCGTAATCCATAGCGTTTGTAATAGGCGCAACAACACTAGGCTTAACCGGCTCTACATTTTCACGAATAGCCTGCCGCCTTGCAGATACGTACCCTTGTTGTTCAACTTGTGTCGGTTTAGTTTCGGTAGATTTATCCTTTTCAGGAGTAGTATTATTTCTCAACGCCTGTCTGCGCTCAGATACATAAGCCATAACGCACACCCCAATGCAATAAATTTACTTTGTAAGAATACCCTGATTCTTTCGTCTTAATGCTTCTTTGCTGACTGTTGCAGGGTCACTTGTATCCCAATACTTTACGTTGCCCAGCATCGAAATTATATCGTCAAACATTTTATCCCCTTCAGGGGTATTGGGAAGCATGTTACTAAGCCATTTGTCAAAATCCTCTTGCGTATACTTTGGTCTATAAAGCGGCTTTCCATCTTCGCCTACTCTGCCGGTGTCAACCTTTTCCTCAAGCATCTTTTTAGCTTGATTGTATATCTGTGTGGTCGTGAAGTTAGACTTCTCGCTTGTATCACTTCCGCCACCGCTACCACCACTAGAACCCCTGTTTGCTGCATTTATAGAGGCGATACTATAATCGGCGGTCTTGGATCCGACGGGAATGCCCAGAATATCCGCAACAGATTTAGAAGCTGTCCCCGATGTCTGCCATTGTTTCATAGCCTGGTCAAACAAAGTCTGCGCTCTCTTAGCTTCGGCGCTTTCCGCTTCAGCTTTAGCAGCATCTTGAGTGAATATTTTATTCTGCCTTTCGGCTTCCAAATAAGGAATAAGCGGATCGTTAGGATTAATCTCTCTTCTGCGGTTAATCTCGGCGGCTATATTATCATAATTTGCTAACGCTATTGTCTTGGCTTCATTTGCTAGATTTTTTTGTACTGCGCCTTGCCTATCCAATGAATAAGCATCAAGATCAGTTAGAGTATTCAATACATCGAAGTTCCGGTTATATGCACTCTCATAATCCTGCCTTGCCTTTTCCATGAAGGTAGGAATAGCATTTTGAATCTGGTCTGTATAACCTTTCCGCGCTGTTTCGGCTATTTGGCTTTGAATTGAAGATTCAGCAACTCCCGGTGTAGCGGTGCCTGCGAATTTATCTGCATAAGCCCTATTCCCGGATTTAATAGCGTTCTTTTCAAATTGTTGGAAAGCGGGGTCGTCGTGCGGGTCATAACTTGAAGGGTCAAAAGGCTTGTAGTCGGTTATCTTTCCAATAAAATCATTTATTTGGTTAGAATAAGGAGAAGCATAGTTATTAGCGGCACTACTGAAATAATTTCCTTCTGCAACTTTTGGCTTAGGGTCTGCTGCAAGGGCCTTTTCCAGTAAAGACGCATCACTCACAACATTATAGCCCATATCCGCATCAAGCCCGCCCATGCCGTATTCTTGGCCTTGCCCTGACTTAAAGGAAATCTTCTTACCGGTAAGTGGGTTTTCTACTATTACACTATCTGTCTTGTTGTCATATCCTACCTTGTACCCTTTATCATTGGCTATTTTCCTTAAAGTGTTATCGAAAAACATAACATCACTCCCCATCCATTCCTACAATAAACTCTCTTGTTATTGACATAATCTTTGCATTGCCTTTACCTTCAATTTTTATCTGAAAGTAATTAGTCCTCTCTGGTTCTATTATTGTTGAAAAGTGTTTTAACCCGTCGCTTACGTATGTATCTTTCAGCTCATAGCCTTTGTTGTCTGAGCTTATATAAATCTTAATAACTGCATCCGGCTCCAGTTCGGCTTCTATTTTCAATTTCAAACTTATGGTATGCCCCATATAGTCGTAGTCCATCTTTTCAGTTTCGGCATACCACTCAACTGCTTCATTGCCACTATTATCATTGAACCGTATAATCTTGTTGTCCGCGGTCAATGCGTATAGAACACCGTTAGAATTTGCAAAATCAATTACCTGCAAATCGTCCTCTATGTACCACGGAGAATATGCAGAACCTAACAAAGCGGTATCGCAAACATAAAGAGTGTACTTTGTTCCGTTGTAAAGGCTTAAATAATACCGCCTGCCATCTGTTCCGGCTACACCTGAAACGTACTTCTCGTCAAGTTGATAAGAAATAGGCCTTGGAATTGAACCGGTATAAACATTCACGCCATCACTTGAAAGCATGAACACCATACCGTCAACCTCAACCATGCTCTTTCCGTCAACCGTTCCCCTTGAATTTGACACAAGACGGGGCTGAAAGTTCCTTG